AACATAAGGTACGCCAACCGAAAGTTTTTCATTTTATTTTTTTTATTATTATTATTTTGAGACCCGGGTTAACGCTCGGGTCTTTTTTTGTCTTTATTTTCCAAAATGGGAAATTCTCCATGAAACTTTGTATATATACTAAGTATAATAACTATACATTAACAAAATAAATATTTTAAAACATGGAAAACATTTTCAACAACGGTATCTTTAATTTACCAAACGTATCACCAACAGAGAAATTGGTGTTACTACAAATCTCAACTGCTAAAGGATTAGGAGTAGAACGAGTCAACGTAACAACAAGTGCAAAACAATTAGGATTTACAAGAAACGGATGGCAGAAGATCGCTAAACGTCTAATTCAAAAAGGATATTTACTTAATCCTAAAAGAGGTTACTACGAATTACCAGAAACAAACATATACTAAGATGGAAGATCTACCAACATTCAGCGAATACAAAGCACAGGTTGATGCTCTTGTATCACGAGGTGAATTATCTTTAGAACAAGGCATATTACTATGTCAATGTTTTAAAGCGACCTTAGACGAGTCTCCTATACATATTAACTATTTAATGCAATGCGCTAATATGAGATGGAAAGAGATTAACTGGACCTTGAATGGTTTAGTTCAACGCGGAGCAATCCGAAGAATAGAAGAAAAATACTATATGGTTTAATGAAAAAGAAAATGAACGAACAATCTTATTACATGAATATCCCTGCAGAAGTATGGGATTCAGAAATTACAGCGAAAGCAATGATATTGTATGGACATGTATCAGTATTGGCGAATAAAAAAAAATACTGTTACGCTACTAATGGTTATTTTGAAAAAGTAATGAAATGTAGTACTTCAACTATTACTAGATGTCTTAAAGAATTAGAAGATATTGGAATTGTAACTAGACAAAATATCTATAAAGAAGGTACTAAGCATATAGAAATGCGTAAGATATTCTTGAACATAGGTATAGTCAAAAATGAACATAGACCTATAGTCAAAAATGACCATAGACCTGTAGTCACAGGTGAACAGGATAATAGTACTAGTAATAATACTAAAATATCTAATATATTAGACGTAACGTCTGATGAAGATTATTATGGTAAGATATTTTTTAAGATAGTCGATAGTTATCCTGCAAATAGAATAGGTAACCGACAACATGGATTAAAGAAGTTTAAACTACTAACTAAAGATAATGCTAAGTTATCAGCAACAAACCTAAAAAGATACCTAGCAACTGTTAATGAACCTAGATTTATTAAATCGTTACAAAACTATATTGTAGAGGAATGTTTTAGTGAAAAATGGTTAATCGCAGAAGAAACAAAGAATAATAAACAAAATATAAATAAAAACAATGTTACAAACGCAAAATCATTCACAGATAAAAACAGAGGGTTCTATGACTAATATACAACACAAAGCTTATCTTATAGTAGATGAGTACTTTAAAACAGATAAAAAACAAACTAAAGGTTTATTTTTATACGGACCTAATGGTACTGGTAAAACTACAGCGATGGATCCACATCTTAAATCTAAATGGGCTGGTAGTTCAATTGATATTAATATGTTAGTTCAACAACACGGTAGAGGTTACTTACAAAAATATACTATACATGATATGTATATAGATGATTTAGGTAGAGAAGATACTACAGTTAGTTCGTATTCTGATAAAGATATTAAAGTTATGCACGACTTAATCTTTATAAGATATCAAGCATTTAAACAAGGATATAAAACTCATTTCTCTAGTAACTTAGGTTTTAGTGAATTACAAGAAAGATATGGAATTCCAATTGTAGATCGTATAAAAGAAATGTGTGACATCGTGGAGTTTAAAGGAGAATCACTAAGAAAATAAAATATATAAACTAATAAACAAACTACATGAAAGTAACTATACCAAATCAAATAGACCCTACAGGATTTTCAGACGGAGACAAGATGTTTACCAGCTTTATGTTTCTACTCGCTAGAAAGTATGGATACGAAAAATGGTATAACATGAATGCTGGGGACTTTAAGAAGATTGTGTTTGATGAGAATGCTACCAATCCTAATCTATTCGGACCACGTACTGAAATCTTAAGGGAACACTTTGATTTTGCAATGATAGACCATTATAACTATTTAGTTAAATTTAAGAATGTAAAATCTAAATCTAATAATCGTGAAGTAGGTTGGATCCATACAACAATAAGTGATATTAGATGTATTAAGATTTGGTGTTACTTAATGGGACAATGGTTCGGTGGTGTTGAAATTGTAAACGAAACAGATACCTTAATCCAGTATGATACCAACAGGAGATCAGCAGGTTATCTAGAATTTAAAAACTTCTTAGTTGGGTAATGTATATCAATAAAGAACATGAAGTAGTATTGTCTCATTACCTTGACTTACCGGACGTCCGTAGGATTGAGGTACAGTCATTATTATGGAAAGTCTATATAGATATAAGTTTAACTGAAGATCTTCCACCAGAAGTGCTCCTAAGACTTGATATGAATGAACTGGAGAAAAACGAGGCATATGAAGTATGTCAATTATATAAAGATACATTAGAATTTGTTAAATACCTTTATAACCAATAAGTATAACGACATTATGTTGATGTCTAAAAAGATATGTAGATCCCACCCGGAATGGGAGGAACTAGGGCACTACTGTATCGAAAAGTTTATGGTGCATGAAAGGGCTGAGGAACTAATAGAAGCTAATAGAGCGATGCAATTTCTTTCTGGTATCATGCATCGTAGTTTTCATTCATCAACAAGTCAATATCATAAGGATATTCGTCAAAAAGGAAGAATGCATACGCTTCCCGATACGACACAGTTAGAATTTTCTGATGTAGATTATAACCTTGAACAAGATATTTTAATAGACACTATCGAGGTTATCCTAGAAGAGATGGTATCAGATAGTAAGGAACTCTACTTTCAAGCAGTACTCTTTCAAATGTATTCTAAAGAACAAAACTTCAGTAAAATCAGTAGAGAAGTAGGAATTCCACGAACAACAATTAGTAGAGCAGTAGAAGACGCAAAGAAATATATCAAACAACAATTAAAAAATAGAGGAATAGATGATGAACTATAACTTAATAATAGGTATTGCTTGTATAGTAGCAGTCCTAATGGAAGTACCAATATATCAAACAATACTAGAAAGGTTTAAGATAGATTATAAACCATTTAACTGTCCACTATGTTTTGCATTCTGGATTAGTTTAATACCGTTTCTAGTTACAACCGGTGAGTGGTTTATATTTAACAGTATAGCAACCGGTGTATTAGCAGAACTTATAAACAAAGAACTAAATAAATCATGATGAACCCCGAAGATTACAATTGGTTATCAGAACATAAGAACTTTCTATATGTTTCTACTCATTTTACCAAAGAAGAAAAGCAACATCTCTATGATATCTATAATAGATTAACTGGAGAAAACAAGAAACCAAATGGTTGTGGTCGTTGCGTAAGAACAACAATTAACCTTATAAAGCACTATTTCGAAAGATATATCGCTATCTAAAAACAACAAATAATTATGTTTAAACCAGGACAATCAGGAAATCCTAACGGTAGAAAGAAAGGAACTCTTAATAAGAATACTAGAGAGATAAGAGAAGCCTACCAAAAACTAACAGAAGACAATCTAGATAATATGTCAATCTGGTTAAGTCAAATAGCAGGAGACGATCCAGCAAAAGCAATGGACCTAATGTTAAGACTATCAGAATATATTATTCCTAAACTAGGCAGACAAGAAATAACAGGTAATGACGGTGAAGACTTATTTAAGAACGTTAAGTTTAACTTTGGACCAGATATTAATAGTGACGAAAGATTAGAGGAATAAATAATGTATGAAGACATTCACAGGTTTTACACCACATCCGAAACAGAGGGAGATGATAGAGGCTATTCTGTCGAGTGGAGCGAAAAACCATATTGCCTGTGTTGGGAGACAATTCGGGAAGAGTATGGCAGCAATGAATTTACTCCTATACTGGGGTCTCAACAATGGACCATGCAAAATCTTATGGGTCAGCCCGGTCTACAGTCAAACCAGTAAGGTACAAAAAGAACTAATGCAAGCCATCGGTGAAAGTGGCATTGTCAAAAACTGTAATTACTCAGATAACAGTATAACCTTAAGAAACGGAACAGAATACTTATTTAGATCCGCAGAGAGATACGATAACTTACGTGGATTAACATGTGACTATGGTATAATAGATGAAGCAGCCTTCTGTAAAGACGAAGCATGGACCGAAGCAATCCGACCAATATTCTTAGTAAGAGGAAAGAAAGTCTTATTTATATCTACACCTAAAGGTAAGAACTGGTTTTATAATCTATTTCAATTAGGTAAATCAGAAGACCATCCAAACTACGAATCATATACAGGATCCTCATACGATACTCCTTATATAGATAAATCAGAAATCGAAGACGCCAAACGAACACTACCAGAAAAAGTATTCCAACAAGAATATTTAGCAGAGTTTATAGATGGAGGTGGAGAAGTATTCACAAACATAAAGAAGAACCAATTCCAACAATATCCAAAACCAATAGGTAAAGTATATTGCGGAATAGATTTAGGTCGAGCAAACGATTATACAGTAGCAACCTATATAGATTCCACCGGACAAGTAGTAGACATCTATAGAGACAACAAGACTGAATGGACAACAATGACCAACAATATCCTAACAGGTTTAAAGAAATGGAATGCAACCGCCATGGTAGAAGTAAACTCAATAGGTGATGTAATCTTTGAACAGATAAAAAGGAAACACCAAGATACGCATCCATTTATTACAAGTAGTAAGAGTAAGAATGAAATCATCGAAGGTCTGATATTAGACATGAATGAAACTACAATTAAGATTCCAGATGAAAACCTATTCGGGTCCCTCTCTAGTGAGTTAATGTCTTTCAGTTATG